TCACGCACCCTTGTGGCGGCTACAGTGACCGATGCCGATGCAGAGACAGCCGAAGCGCTCTCACGCACGCGCTGGGCGGCGACGGTGACGCTCGCGGCTACAGTTACGGTCGCGGATACGTCTTTGACCCTGACAACCGAAGCCGTGACGCTTGCAGCAGCAGAAGCTGTGGCCGAGGCGTCCTTGATGGAGCCGTCAAGACCATACAGCTTGATGCCGTAGCTGCCAGAGCCATAGCCGGGCGCGTAGGTCGTCACAGCGCCCTCCTATCAGTCAAGCGTGATGTCCAAGTCGCCCGATGGGATACGCAGAACGTCGCCGGTCTCAATCGTCTTGCTGGCCGTCAGTGCCGCATAGGCGATCTGGTTGCCAGATGTCAGAGCGTCATACACCGCGATATGCGTGATGGTGCCCCAGTTGCCCGTGGCAACGTCAAACTCAATTGCAGCGTTGTTCGTCGCCGTGTCGCCAGAGACAGTGAAGGTCACGGCCTTGCGAGCGTATGCGTTGCCCGATACCTCGGTGCCGCCCTGCGCTTCGCCCGGATCGTCCGTAAACAAGCCGATATACCACGCTGTCGGGCGCGTCGGGCTTCCAGTCGTGAACGTCCATTGCAGAACGCGGGTCTCAAATTCGTTGGAAAAACTCATTTTAGTAACTCCTTACCTTCATGCGAAGGCCGCTGCCGCTGTGGCGTGCGGCGTCAGATGCGAGATTAGCAGAATCGACCCCAGATTGATAGAGAGCGGCCCAAACCTGCGCGCGGGCGTCGTCACTGAGATACGGGGCGCTGTGAACGAGCGAGCCGTAGAGATACACATCCGGGTGATACGTCAGCAGCCAATTGGTCGGCGCAACGTCCGTCAGGGCAGGGATGCGCCCGAAATAGACCAGTTCAGCGTTGTAGGTTCCATCCGGCGTCGGGAAAAACTCAAATTGGCTTCCCGTGATGGCATAGAAGCGCGGACGCCCTGCAATGTTGGCCGTGTCCTCGCGGCGGTCCACAATCTCGGCCTGCGCCAGCAATTCCAGTTCGCTCGGCGTCTGGTCCGTGATTTGGAAGCGGATCGTCTCCATCCAGTCGGCAGGGAACGCGCTATACTGCCCGTCGATCTCGGCTGTGGAGCGCACCTGCATACGCCAGTGGCGCACCCGGCGATTGATGTCAGCCTCGGCCAGTGACACGAATGTCGGAATGACGCTCGTCAGGTCATCGCGGTTGAGAAAGTCAGCGATGGCTGTCTTGAGTTGCGTGTAGTTGGTGATTGCCATTTAAGCGGCTCCATAAATCAATAGGGCAGCCGTGGCGGGGTCATTGCGAGCGGCAAGCCTGTGATCGGGTCAATCGGTAGCGATTGCAGCATTGGGGGCGTCATAGCCATCGGCAGGCCAGTGATCGGGTCAATCGGCAGAGATTGCAGCATTTCCAACGTAATGCGCGGATCATTCGGCATTGCAGCCTGCGGCAAGTATCCGACAAGCGGGACGCGGCGCGCGTCAGGCTGGGGAAGCGATGCCCCTGCATCCATAGCTGGCGCGGTCATTCCGCCGGGCGGCATTGACAGCATCATCTGTTCTGGCGTCAGGCCATACTGCGTCATGTAGCGCTCAGTGGCCGATGGCATCGTAAGCATAGGCGGCAGTGCCTGCGGGCCAGCGGGCGACAGATAGCCGGGCTGCGCAGACAGTGGCACACCAGCGGGCGCGGGCTGATATGTCGGGGCGGGGATAGCGCTGCTTGATGGCGCGCGCGCAGCAGGCCGCATTACTGGCTGCGTCCGCCCCATTTCCTCTTGCCGCTCACGAAAGCCGCGCGGGCGGATGCCGAGAGCGTTGAGAATGTCCGACAGCAAGCCGCCCTCAAACTCATTGCCAGAGCGACCAGCGCCGCCGCCGTCAATCAAATCGAGCAAGCCAGTGAAACGCTTACGCTCTCGGCGGTCCATTATTTTTGTCCCTTCATTGATCCGCCCATACACTTGCCAGCGGCGCGGCAAGCGCTAGGGTTCGGGCAACCAGCACAAGGCGTGAAGTCGTTCTTGCCCATTGCGCGCGAGCGAGACATTGCGCCCGCTCCCATCGCACGGCTGCGCGACTTGGTGCCGGGGTTCATTGCGCGGCCATTGCCCTTGTCCATCATCTTCATTTCTTTTTCCTCTTTGCGCGGCGCGCAGTTTCAAGCGCGATTGCAACAGCCTGCTTTTGCGGCTTGCCCGACTTCATTTCGGTGCGAATATTCTGCGAAATGGTCTTCTTGCTGTAGCCCTTCTTGAGCGGCATCAGACAATCCCCTTGAGGTTTCGGCGCAGTGGCTCATTCCAGTCGCCTTCTGCCTTCATACCATTTTTGAAGATAGCCATCAATCCAAACGCATCAGCGCCGTGGCTGGACCAATCATGCTCCGGGCCGAGGCCAATACCACGGGTTTCGTCGCGCTTTTCGTGATACCAGCCCAGTGCATCGCGCCCGCCCTTTGTCGTCGCCTCGTTGAACAAGATCGACGGGAACAGACGCCGCACTGCGTCAATTCTCTGCATTGCAGCGCCAGCGCCTTGGTTCGGCACCACTTCCACCTTGAAACCAGCCTCACGCAGAAACGACTGCGGCGTGACCTGATAGACCGCATCATGCTTGCGCCCGTCATGCGGCAGCACGCAAATCGCGTCTTCGTAGTCGTTGGCGCGCAGCCAGTTCACATGCGCCTCGAAAGGCTGGCCCACGGCTTCGTAATAATCCAGCACGCGCACCTCTGCCCCGACGAACTGGACAACCCAAATGGCCGTTGCGTCGGAGCGTGTCGATGTGCCGCCGATGTCAAAGAAGGCGTAGGTTTTCATGATCGGATCACGCGCAACGTGTCCGATGCGCCGATCAAGCTGGGCTTGCGTCAGGTGCTTTGCGTAATACGCGCCTTCCAGCACCGTGGCATACTCGCCTTCCCAGATGTGGCCGTAGCGGTCGGCCTGCGTCTCTAGGCAGTCTTTCCGCTCCTGTTCCAGCACCGCAGGGAACCACGGGTTATCAGACCAGTTGGCGCGGATCACGATGGCGTCTGTTGGCGAGATTGGACCACGCAGCAGCATGTCCACGGGATCAGTGGCGCGCGAGGGGTTCCAGCTAAACCACAGTTCCGACCCCTCTGCGCGGATCGTCGGGCGCAGCAACGAAAGCGACCGATCAGACAGCGATTGTGCTTCTTCCACCCACGCCCGGTCAAAGCCTTCCAGCGACTTCACGCTGTCTGCGGTGTGGTCTTGCATACCCTGAAAGATAATCAGCCCATCGTGCGGGGTTTCGATTACCTCTCGGAAAACCTTGAAGCCTTGAGCCTCACCGAGATTGTATCTTTGCAGCGTGTCCTCAATCAGCTTCTTTGCCGATTGCTTGAGCGACTTCTGCACTTCGCGGATGCAGACGCTGCGATGGCCGGGGAAGCACAGGTGTTCCTCTACCATCAGGCCAGCGAAGAAATGCGACTTTCCCGATCCACGGCCACCCCACGCGCCCTTATAGCGGCTGGGCTTTAGAAGCGGTGCGAAAGCCTCAGCGGTCGGTATTCTCAGCTTTGACAATGACGCGCTCCACTGTTTGCGGCGTCATGCTGCCGTCGCTGCTTGTATGGTCAAGGTCTTGCTTATCACGCTGGCCAAGCATCTGCTTACCAAGCCAAACAAGCATCGTCGGGTTGCCGTCTTGGGCTGCTTTCCACTGCGCGCGACGCAAAGATGCACGACCTTCGTCTTGATGCTTTTTATAGAACTCGGAGAAACCCGGCTCGCCTCTACGTTTAAGGGCTTCGTTCAACGTCTTATCGGTCACACCATAAATGCCGCAGATTTCCTGCTGGGTGCATTGGATGCGCACCATACTAACCAGCTTGTTGAATTCCTCGTCTGATAATTCAAACGGGGGACGCCCGCCTTGTGGATCGCCTTTGCCCATTATGCTGCCTCCCGCTCTGCTTTGAGTTCGTCATATGTCTGGCCTGTAGCCTCAAGGCTTGCTTGTTGGCCTGTGAAGTCTTGCCAGCGTTTGATGATGACGTCGCAGTATTT